ATCTGAATTATGTGGGAAGAATGAATGAAGAAATTATGAGTTATTTAGATGGAGAAGAAATATTAATGTATTACGACTGTTTGAAGATGCTTAAAGAAGATACAAATACCATTATTTGGTTAGAAGATGAATATTTCTATAAATTATTTGATGATAAAAATGAATATTCATTTGAAATTGCTACAATGAAAAATTATGATAATAAAAGTTTATATATTTTAAGTAAAGATACATTTGAATTTAAACTACCTAAACCAATGTGTTTGATTTTTATTGGTTGAAAATTTGGGAATTTTGAGATAACAATAAAGAAAATTTTTTAACTATAAATGATGCTTTTATTTTTAAATATGAGTTATTTATTTGCTTATCTACAAGCTCATAAATAATGAATAAAATAATTTTTCATATTATTTGATTAAAATAAAATGAAATCTGTATTTAAAAAGGAAGATCTTGATTAATTTCTAAGTTATTATAATTGATATAGTGATTATTTAAATGGTGAAAAAATTTTATATTTTTTATTTCATCAGATGAGTAAATTATAGTATTTGGATTTATTTCAATCATTTTTAAAATTATTTCTGGCGTATTCTTTAATCTAGAGGATGCATATCTGAAAGCTTCATAGTTTTGTATTACCGCACAAGTTACAAATTCAATATTATCTTTTAAATTGCTTGGTAATTCTTTTAAAATTAAGCCATTTATTGAAATACATTCTAACATTAATTTTTCGTTTGATAAAATATTTTTTGGGATTAAATGAAAAAAATTTGGGTGTTTTTGAACTAACAGAGTTATAAATTTTTCATCTACTTTAAATTTTTCATTCATTATTTCATAAACAGCATATGAATTTTTTAACCATTTGTAGCATAAATTTTTATTGTAAAATAAAATCGATTTCATTTTTTGGTAATTGATAGATATAAGCGCATATTCGAAAGGGGCATGATTTAAAAAATGTTTTATAATTTTTTTATTTAATTTATTTTTTTCATTTAAAAGATTGTAAACTCTGTAATCCTTTTTTATGCCATATAATGCTAAATATTGATTTGAATTGTAATGTTTGGAAAGCCATGGTGCGCAAAACCAAAATGAAGTTTTATCATAAGAGGTTGATTTAATAAAGTTTAAAAAATGATTAGATGTTTCTTTTTTACTGAACATTTTTTTGTTTTTAACAATATCAATTATTTCAGTATTTTTTTTATTTTTTTTAATTATTAAATTTTTCTTTTTATTAAGTAAATTTATATCAAATGAATTAGAACAACCCCAATAATAAATGTCTTCACCTGTGATTTTTTCAATTAAAGGAATAAGACCAATTGATCTTTTATATCTAAATACTTCCCAATCATAATTATTGATTTTTTGTCGACGAAAAACAACTAATCCATTTGGTCCTATCTCTAAATCATGACAATAAGGGGAAAGTTCGTTGCCATTAAAATCACAAAGAATATAGTTCTGAAAATTATAGCATTCCATAACAAGTAGGCCACCTTGATCATGTGATAAACGCATAACATCGGTATACAATTTTATGTTATTACAATTATCGTTTTCATTTTGTTTTAAAAGTTCAAGATCTTTTTTGAAGATATAAATATAATTTGGTAATGCTATTGAAAGAATATTTATTAATATTTTATTTAATTCTTTTAAAGAACAATTATCTATTTGAATATTTTTTTCATTGGTATATTTTGTTAAACTTTCATCATAATTATAATTTAAGGACAAAAGTTGTTTAACATAGATTCCTGCTATTTTTTGTGTTAATTTAATCTTCTTAATTTTATTCATTTACAATTATTATTTTTTTATTTTAAAAATAGATTACTTTAGAAAAATCTTAAATTAAGTACGCTGTTAACTTTTAACTAGATTTTTGCTCAAAATTAGTTTTATGTTGTTTTTTTTATAGCACCAAAACTCAGCATTACATCTATAAATTCTGGCTGATAAATTAATTTTGGTGAAAACAACAACATGATTTGAATTTTCTGGAAAAAAGAATGAATACTCTAATGTGTTTTCATTTTTATCCTTTAAATTATATTCAGTAGAATTATCATTTAGTAAGTAGTTTTTTGAATTTTCTTTTTTATAAAATGAATTAATAATTACAAATTGTAAATTAATCCATTTTATACGATTTATTTGCCCTATGTCTTTTAAATTAATAGTAATGTTTTTGTACATATCATCAAGAAATATTGAATAATATGAATTCATTTTTAATACGGATATGTATTTATGAAAATTATCTTTTATGTTAGATTTATTTTTTTTGAATACATAATCATGTTGGTATTCATCTAATAATTTATTTAGCTGATTTAAGCTTTTATTTAACCGCGAAATTTTTTTTGAATAATAGTTTATTTCATCGCCAATTAATTGACTAAAATCATAATTTAATAAATTAATAGAAATTGATTTATTGAAACTGGTTTTTAAATTTTGTTTAAGCCAGTTTGAAATAAATTCATTTTTGTTTTTTTCAGTGCTTAAGATAGGAAATATTAATTCTTGCATTTTATTATTTAAGATTGAAAATCATCATTAATACTCTTTATAATAGATGATATATTTTCAATAAAAAGTAATTCATTATTTAAATATAATTCATTAATCATATCGATTGGAAAATCCTTATATCTATAATTAATTGCTTTAGATTTTATTAAATGCTTCTGAAGTGGAGCATGGATGTTTATGTTATTGTTTTTTTTATTGAAAATATAATTCTCAGGAATATTATCATCTTCAATTAAATCAGCATCAAATAAATATCCATCAGGTGGAATTAATAAGTTATTTTCAAAATAAATTGAAATATATAATTCATCAAGTTTTTTGGTAGATGAAAATATTTCATACACATCTATGATTGAGCCGGAAAATGGTTTGCTATATTTTCTATGTGCAAGAATATATAATCCATTTTCTTCTGTAACTAATGATTCAATGAATTTTAGCGAACTATCAATTGAATTTAATTGTATTGGTTTTTCAATACATTTTCCATATTTCATTATGCTTATTTTTTAGCTGAATTAAATTGAGCGATTTACTTTTGATTATCTATGCTATTAGAATATAAATTTAAAATGGTAGGTCAGGATCAGAGTTATTATAAAAGTCATTATTGATAGTTGAGGATAATAAAGAATTGTAATCATCATCGGGATGTTCAAGGTATAAATTTGAATTTAACATCCCAAATGCATTTTCAGAATATGACTCAGGATCAGATAATAAAAGTTCATAACTACAAAATAATTTATAAATTTTGTATAATACATTATATTTTTCGTTTTCACGTAAATTAATTATAGCATTTTGAGTTATGCCTTCCAAAGATTGTCCATACCACGCAAGCCTTTGTTTGTTACATGCACTATAGTTGATTAATTGTTTTTCTTTATCACTATCATCAAAGTAATAACAAATAAATCCAAAATCATCAGATTCAAAACAAATCCTTTCTAGTAACATTAATAGATTATTGCCATCATCATTAGTTTGAAATCCTATTATCATTTTACCTTCTACTTTTTTAATTAATACACAATTGAAAGCCGGAAGAATATCACTGAAAAAATTAAAATTTAAAATACCCTCTTCTTCAATTATTAATTTTTCAATTTCAAGTAAACTTGATATTTTTTTATTTGTTTTAACACTTTCTATAGAATTATAAACCATTATAAAAATTGCTGTGTACATTTTTTATTTGAATTTAATAAATATAATTTGATATTTAATAATTAAGATATTGTTTTAATTTTAATTTTGCTCTATGGTGTAATACTCCTACTTGACTTAAAGACCAACCAGTTAATTCAGATATTTCTTCTTGATTTAAACCTTCATAATACCATAGTTTAATTATTGTTTTCATATCCTCATTTAAACATTTATCAATAACGGTTTTTAAATATTTAGATTTTTCATTACGTAAAAAATTTTCATCAGCTGATATTTGGTCACTATGATTTACGATACTACTAATAACTTTATCATCATCATTATTAGTAAATAATCTTGCCTCACAAAACTCATTTGCGTATTTGTTTTGTTTTTTAAGGTAATCTATAAATTTATTTCTTGTTACAGCAGCAAGCCAAGCCTTAAAATTATAATTTAGATTATAATTGTTAATTACATGATTACTTAAAATATGAGCTGTAATATCATAGGATAGATCATTCATTAAATAACCATTTCTGTTTTTTGAGAGGTTGTATAAAATACCTTTTACGTACGGTAATATTTGTTTATACAATTGCTCGCAAGCTTTTTGATTTCCATTTTGTACTTGTAGGATAAGTGTATTTGAAAAATTTGCCATGTTGTTTTTGATTTACATGGCCAAATTGCATTTGATGAATGCAACCTATTTGCAATTAAGTTTTTTATTTGTAAATAATTGATATACAGTAAAATAAAATTAAATTTTATTGCTATTGTTTTTTAATGCTTCATTTAATTTTTCAATAATAATCATTTTTAAAGATAATGGCTCAATGATTTTACACTCAAATGCGCAACCTAAGATAAAACTTATAAATTCATAATTAGGAACTAAATAAAATTGAAAAACTGTTTCGTGTTTATCTTCTTTAATTAGTTTTTGACTTTTATGAATATGTCTTGTTTTTAAATACTGACCTTTTAGTTTATTAAAACTTACAATAATTTTTTCGGGTTCAGCGTTTTGGTTTACAGTTACTCCAAAATAATTTTTAAAATATTCATCCGGGTTAAAATCTATATCATAATAATTTACATTTTCTTCAATTTTAACATGGTTTATTCGGTCTAAAGCAAGATGTAATATACCCTTTGATAAGTTGCTCCAACCAATAACGTACCATCGCTCATTATATTCTTTTAAGCAGTAAGGATGTATAATATGAATAACCGATTTGTTATTTAAGAATCTGCTATATGTAATTTTAAGAGCATTCTTATTTTTAACAGCCACCGCTATTTCTTGAAGAAATTCTAAACCTTCAATATGTGAAGCATGTTCAGGAAAAATAAATTTTTCGTACTCTTCATTGTTTATTACTTTTTTAATCTTTATTTCGCTATGGATTTTTTCAACTGTGAATTTAAAGTTTGCTAATGCTGGCACATCTTTATACACATCTAATATATTCATCGCTAATTCTAACGATTCATAGTCTTCATCGTTAAGTTTAATAAATCTACCAATTGAATAATCTTTCTCAGAATAATAATAACCATTATTTAATTTACTATACTTTATTGGTGCATAAAAGCCAAGTACATTGCTTTCTTTCATTTCTTTTAAATCTGACATTAAAGTGCGATCAGATATTCTATCATCTATGTTTTCTTCAATATAACTTATCAATTCTTCCTTTGAATGGTAATTATTGTTTTTCCTACTAAGGCACCTATCGATTAATAGATAACGAAAGAAAGCACTTTTATTTACCGGCATATATAATTTATTAATATTTACTTAGCATAAAAATAATGAACTTTATTTTATTAAAAGTTCCCTTATATTTTAATAGATATTTTTTTTTATACATTTTATTTGATTGTTAAAATATTATTTTCAATTTATGATTTAATGAAAATATTGAAATACAATCATATTAATTTAAAGAACTATTAGTTTAAACTATTAACCCTTTAAAAATAAAAAAAGGAATTTGTTAAATAAATTAATTAACCTGAAGTATATTTGAATGAGGTAGTTAGTGTTGAATTTAAAACCAAATCTATGACAATAAAAGAAATTATTGATACTTACGGCGATCCCACCAAAATATGGGATAACGCACTAAATAGGTCTGCAAATAAAAACTCATATTATTTATACGAAATACATAATATGTCCTTTGATTTTTGGGAAAATCAAGTTTGGATATTTAACACTCTTGAGCAATTTAGAGAATTTACGGTTGCACTGGAACTTTTTGATTTCATCTATAATCAAGAAAAGGAGGATTACGATTTTGAGGAATATGACTATAGTGAAAATATAGAAAACCTTAAAAAAATTAAGGCAAAAGAAAACTGGACTTTCGACGATTGTTTAGCATACGTAAATAATTACAATCATTCTGAATTACAATTAAATGGTTTTGGAAAAGTGATTGATTTATTAAACACTACTGAAACCGATTTTGAAAACAGCAAACAATTATTATTTAGCTTTGATGACCTTAAAGAGTATAATCTTTCAGAAGCGCAATATAAAATTCTACACAAATACCAAAATGTAACCAATATTTTACCAGGTAAAAGTGAAGAGCAATTTTTAAATTTTTTAAGTGAGTGGAGTTTGTGAATATCAATAATAACCAATAAAAAAACGAATTAAAAGAGATTTTCCTTTTATAATTTATTTCTAAAATTATGTCTCAACTCGACCCCACATACCTCCGTTACATCTGCGACAACCTTATCAAAGGTAGCGCGCATCTAGATAAGGCCTCCGAATTACCTGATGTATTAATTAATAACTATTCTCGTTAAGTATTTATTATTTTAAATTGGCTTTCTAAGTTGAAAAATAGAAGAAATAATTCATTATTGTAGAATATAATCATTAAGTTAGTCTTAGTCAATTATAAATTATTTTAAGTGTTAATTCATTAATATTAATAAGTTGAATCGAAAATATGATATTTAATAATCGATTAATAATAATAGGAGACATCCATGGATGTATTGATGAGTTTAAAGAATTGCTTGAAAAACTAGAGCTTAAAACCACCGATAATATATTTTTTATTGGCGATTTAATTGACAGAGGACCTGATTCTGCAGGAGTTGTAAAAAAATGCAGAGATTTAAGTTTAAGTTATAAAGTTAAACTCATTCTTGGCAATCATGAAGAAAAATTTTTGCGTTACTTACAACACATTGAAAACAAAACCGGACTTGAAAAACAAATGAAAGGCACCGATGATTTTGCGCCATTAATCGCAGGTGTTGGGCAACAAGAAATTGATTTTTTAAAAAGTGCTTATTACACCATTTCCCTTAAGGAAGAAAAAACAACATTACTGCATGGTGGAATTTCAACCAAGGTTAAATTTCCTTTTCCAGAAACATATAG